TAACATGCCAGCCTTCCTCATACCCATTCGCCGGGAAGTATTCATCGATCATATCCTCGAACCCAGTGGTAAGGATATCATGTTGCCGCCGGACGTAGTTAATTAGGAGCTCCATCTCGCTCTTTGTGCTGCCGCCTAACTGGTTGCCGTTAGTGTTCCGTAACATATCCGCCGGTGAGAAATAACTGATCATGAGTTTGTGCAGGACGCCGATAGTATCTAACGCCGTCGCGGCATTGTTCGCGTCGCCCAGCATGATCGGTTCCATATTATCGCGTAACGTCCACCCAGTATTCTTGCCGTAATTCCTCAGAAGGTCCTGGGCGTAGTCGATATCATCCCCGGTGGCGTTCGTTACCTTAATAAGAAGGTTCCCTCCGGCACCCCATCTATTAACCCATTGCATCTGGGCTTTCCAGGAGAAGTTCATCAGGTTCAGTATTGGATATAATGGCGAATACAGCGGGTCACCGACGTAACTGTCATCCGTAGGGTTCCGCACGACTGATACGTTCGTCAGTTCATCAAGTGTGCCGTCAGCCTGTTCCTGGTAATATTTGATCTCGCCTTTATCCGTCTGGATAATCCCGGGCAGGATATCGGAGAATACGTAACAGGTGCCTTCATACGTCGATCCCGTTCTGAAGGTGTAGGCCGGGAGAGGTTTCAGTTTCTTTAACTGCCATTCCGTGCCAACCTGTTCCCAGACAGGATTGAATACCGCGATACCATAAAACGCGATGTCCGGGTATGCCCGTTGCATATTATGCCATAACCGGACCCCCTTCGCATCCAGCATCGCCTTAATGTGTTTCGCCAGCTCGGTATCCGGCTCACCTTCAGGATCAAACACATCGATAGTATACTGTTCCCCGAACAGGAGCGAATGCTGCTGTTCCAGGAACTTTCTTAAGTAGATATTCCGTCTATATTTCCGTATCAGGTCGGCGTCTATGACGGGTTCGGTATACTGTTCAGCGTTATCAGCGCTGACTAACCACGTCTCGCCTTTCTCTTCAGTTATCTTCTTCTTTGCCATATCATACCCCCACGATAATATACGGACAGTTCATGCCGCTGGTAGTCTCATACGGGTAATTCGCACAACAGTCTGGCCGTTCAGGCTCGTTGTATATCCGGCATTTCCATACCGGCCCGTCCTTTATCAAGTATCGGCATTGCCCCAGGAACGTCACCGAATACCCCGGCCCGCGTTCCGGTGGGCGTGGCGGGGCGTCCTGGTCGATCAGGCCGTCCGGGATCCGGTACTCCGTCTCCATCCCTAACCCTGGGTAACTGGCAACGTAGTCACAACAGCACCACCCGCATTTTTGGCAGTTATCCGGGTCCACCCGCACGGACTGGTTCATGGTATCACGTTCTCCTTGATGAGATGGGGACAGTCCTCTTCCGTGGCGTCAGGGTAAGGGAACCACGCACAGTTCGGCGGTCTTGACGGTTCGTTATATATCTTGCACCGATACTCCCCGCCGGTAGTGTCCAGGTGTTTGCAGGGATGGTCAAATATTAGCCAGGTGCAGTCCCGGCGATCATCCGGTTCCGCCCGGGCGGATATCCCTACCCGCTGCGTCATGAATACCAGCTCATAGATCTCGCTCTCTGTCATTCCGAGGGGATACCGGATCTTAAACTCCAGACAACATTTCCCGCATTTCAGGCAGTCCCGGGCGTCCACCCTGGGCGACTTATTCATAGTGATCATATACCCGCATCGTATACGTCTCACCCCTGTGCACGGACGCATCGCCCCATTTGACATACGCCTGCAGTTTATATTTCCCGGCGATGTTCAGGTCAGTTACCGCCGGGGTACCTGATGAGGTAGTCGTGTAGGTAATCACCTGATCAGAGTACGCCGTCGCTGTCCATGACGCGGTAGTGCCGTCAGGTTTCTCGACCTTAATTTTCAGTTCAGTTGCCCCGGTGAGCGATTGCCCGACATCCAGCCGGATCTCCACCCCGATATCGTCAACATAAATTTTACCCATGATAATACTCCTATTGTTATTGTAACCTGGAATTGCCGTCTTTCAGGACGGTGATCGTGCTCTCTTCATCAGCGGATACTGATATCCCCGAATCACCAGAGATCAGGTATGTGACCTGCGAGTAGGCGCTGACCAGTTCATGCTTGTTCATTCTTTCACCTCAGTGCCAGGCGTATTAACCAGAATACCTTTCCTGACACACCAATCGATCAGCTGAGCATCACCATTAATCTGCGCCATGAACTGCTGATCTAACCCTTTCTCACGCACCTGTTTGATCGCGTGGTGCAGTAACCCGTAGAGGTTCCGGGCGTCTGCGGGCGGGAAGTGCGCTTGCATAACCTCCATGGCGTGGATCTCTTTACAGAACCGGACGGCCATACTTACCGATTCATCAACCATCGGTTTCTCTTGTAGCTCCTGGATGATCTGACGCCAGGTATTGATCTCCCTGATACGGTGATGCGCCGTCTTGCTCATCTGCGAGAGGTGGAATTTAAGCCGGGTGATCTCTACCTCATGCCGGCGTCTATCGAACCCGTCACGCCATTCGATATTGTCTTCCTCCTCTTCCAGATCAATCAGTTTCTTGTGATACTCGCAGGCCAGTTCAAACAGTTCGGTAGCATGAACGGCACACTCCCGATAAGCCTGCGCCAGTTTGGAAGCGTCGGTAGGGTGCCGGGTATCGTTAAGCACACTCACCCGCATCTGGGTCTCCGTGCGGAACATCACGTCGTTACGATAAGCGTCCGCGATTACCGCCAGGCTATCGGTGAGCCTGACGACATCCTCATCGGTGACCAACCCCTGCGCTAACTCAACGGCCTGCTGAACGGGTGCCGCTTCGATAATCTGGATGTCGTCCATTCACGTCACCCTGATACTGTCCGGTTTGTCCGTGATTATTACCCCGTCGTCCGGCATGATCACCACGATTACCTTATGCCCTTTCGCCGTCTCCTCATAGCCGAAACAATATAATCGATATTCCCGATACGTTGGCAACCCGATATCCAGTTTATAATTATAATAGTAGTGGATCAGTTTCCGCCCAGGTTTCCAATGAAGGATGAACGGGGTCTTCCCCTCAGACGATACCATTGAAAACGATGCTAGTTTATCCTGCTGGATCTCATTGAACCGATGAAAAAGAGAGGTTTCCGGGTCGAACTGGCATAGGCGGGTGCCGTCGGTATACGTAGCCACCCAGCACCACCGCTCAATAGGCGTGGTAACCCATTCCTCTGTTCCGTTCGACTCACGGCAGAACCGGTATTCAGTCATTGTATTGACCTACCTGCCGGCGTTACGCGACTTCAGTATATTTCATATTGACTGTTGCCGATCCGCCTGCCACCGATGAGGCGTCAACCGCTACCTGGACAATGCAATAGTCTGAGTAGCTGTCTGATGTGGTAAGCGTGCCGTCAAGTGCGCCACCGATCCCGACATTAGCGCTGGCGGGTTCAGAGGTGGGGACCGTCTGCGTGTAGTCATAGGTTGCTGACCGGTCAGTCGCTTTCGGACCGTTCGTGGTGTCAAACGTCTGGGCGCCTTCATACCCGCTCGTTCGGGCGTTGGTATACCAATCGTCATCAGCATCCCCGGTGAACCCGGAGATCCAGAACTTTACGGTACTGATTGAAGAAGAGGCACCGATATCATGGACGTGTAACCTCCACCATTTCTCATACGAACGTCCCCCAGCGGTGATAGGGTAACTGGCTGCCACCAGGTTAACAGCGTCCGTGCTGCCAAGATTACAATTCGTTACGTGCGTGATTGTCGGGGTCTTCCCGTTACTTTCCGCGATCACTACCGTTGCGGCCATAGAATAGTATAAAGTTATTATTATATAAACGGTTAGTTATATGTGAAAACGGTATAATATGGTGTTAACTGGTATCAGGATCTACCCTATGCAGCCCGTAATGCAGCAGCCTATAGTATCTCGCACATACGGGGCAGGTTTCCGGCAGGGTGTAATCCCATTCACTTGCCCGCCATTCCACCTTGGAGAACGTCCTGCCGCAGAGGGTGACAAGGGACTGGCCGGTGAAGTAGTGGACTGACTTACTCCGGTTCCGTTTGCCCCAGTACCCCCGTGCCATTATTCCTCTATTTTATGCACCGTATGGGTAGCTGCCGGGGTATTCTGGGTGAGCGATACAAACAGGTTCACAGCCTCCCCGTATTTCGTGCCGAAGAACGTCCAATGCGGGCAGTCGCTGACATCTAATAATAGGATCCAGCCGTTCGTGCATCTTATCGGGCTGAATGGGAATACCCGGCAGATCATCGGCCTGTCGTCCATATCAAGAGCACAGCCTGTCACCGGATCGAATAACGGGCAGTCGTCCCGCATCTTCCACCAGCCATCCATCACGGGGTCGAACTCTATCTCTGGATGCGTCTCGAGGATCCGGTCTTTCTCATGTGTCATTACGTGCGGGTGATGCCCACAGCATTTCCCGCCGCAGTCTTTACAGACATCAGGGTAATATAAACTTGTCATTCTTAACCTACCATAGATGGGATCGAATCGTGTGTGTATCCGATATTAGGCACCTGTGAAGTATGCCCGGGGTCGGCACGTTGTATCGTCTCGCCGCCCCGCTCCAAGAAGAATAAGAGCGCCTGGGTCATGGCGTCCACCTGGTCATCGTATCTCCCCTTGGGAAAAGCAGAACATTCTTCAATGAAGTCATGGATACGGGGATTGAGTGACGGGTCCGGCAGGTAGACGTTCCCGGATTCGATGTATGGGGTTTCCGCTCTCGCCCGCACAATCTTACCCCCATGCGGTTCCACCGGCACCAACCCGGGGACCTTCCGCTGTAACATCTGGATCACGGCGGGCCCGTTCGCCTTGTCCTCAATCAGTTTCCGGCGGGCTAGTTGCCATTTATGCGATAATGTCTTGATCGCCTGCATGGTTGCCGGCAGGTCCAGCCGGTCATGTACCCAGTCCATCAGGTAGACGTCCGCACCGTTCCGCCCCCATACCTGCCCGCAGACGTAATCGCTCCCTTTCTCATCCTTGAACGAACAATCCCATGATTGGATATACTCTTTTATTTTCGGCGGGCCTGTATAGAACTGCCACCATTTCCTCCGGAATATCTCGCCCTCTTCCGGAGCCGGACGCTGTTGATACAAGGAGGACCACCAATACGATCCCACGGTGCGTTTAATCTGCATGAGTGACTCATAAGGGAACCGTGCGGGCCAGAGGGGTTCTCCTACCGCCCTTCCAAGCTGATCGTTCTCTTCAGCGATTGCCGGGAGGTTGATCACCGTCCATACATCCCCGCCAGCCTGCATCTCCGCTAATAACCGCCCGCCTAAATCGTCTTCATGCCACCGTGTCTGGATATGGATGATCGCACCGTTGGGTTCAAGACGAGTGTATAATGTCGATTTATACCATTCCCAGGTCTTGTCCCGGTATGTCTGCGATGCTGCCTGTTCAGCGTTCTTGATCGCGTCGTCGATGATTATGAGTTGGCCGCCTTTTCCGGTGATGGCCCCCCCGGCACCAGCGGTTATCATACCGCCAGTATGCCCTTCGATATCCCACCGGTTCGCGGCTGACGAGTCGCTTTTTACCTTAACGGGTTCCGGGAATACCATCCCGAACTCTTCTAACAGGTCCCGGGCACGTCTCCCCCACTGTGCCGCGAAGTCCGCTTCGTAACTGGTGAGGATGATCCGCTTGTCCGGGAACATGCCTAGATACCATGCCGTGGTATACTTTGAAACCAATTCGCTTTTACCATGCCTAGGAGGGAGGTATACCATGAGACGGGTAATCTCGCCGCCCGCTATCCGCACCAGATGATCGTTCAGCAGCTCTAAATGCGGGGCGGGTTCCCATCGTCCTCCTGACGCGATGATCGCAAAATCTGCCGGGGACCTCCTGGCGATCCGACATGCCGCTTCGTTAGCGCTAGTTGTTGACATCCGGTTTACGGTTCTTCATCAGAAGTTCAGCCAGACGTTCATCTGATAGGGTGGTGATCCTGACAGGCCCGCCAGCAGCGCCGGTAAGCTCCTGCTGGATCTTCTCGTTATGACCCCGATCCTTCCCGACACCTTTTAAGCAGAACTGGATCGCCCAGGGTTCCCCGTTCTCGACAGCGGTGTAAAGCGCGTCCTCCGCGATATCTTTCAAACCTTCACGTTCGTCATGAACAATCTGCGCCAGCTCTTCCACCTGGTTCACCCGTTTC